TAATTTATTTTGTCCTAATTCAACATGAGCGACATGATCTAGCCGATAAGATTCATGATTCTTGAAGGTAAATTTCTTAAAGGCGTCCATGTAATCAAGTTCTGAAACACCATATATTTCATATGTCTGAACTTCCTTACCACCCATACCGAAAATCTTTTGTTCTTTGACAAATCCCCACGGCGAGAGTTTCTTCACCCATGATTCACTTAAAACACTACGAATTCTATTAACCAAATATGGAGTATCAAATGTTTTGGTATTCCAACCAGTAATTACATGAGGACAATTCTGCTGCCAATACATCACAAACTGCTCTAGTAATTGTCGTTCATCACCACACTTATTGTATGTAATATTTTCTTTATCATTCTGAAATTCTGAACACCCCCAAACTTGAATATCATCATCTATCTTAATTGTAATTGCTGTGACTTCTTCATTGGCATATAGAGGATCTGGAAAACCATGTTCTGAAGCAACTTCAATATCAAGAAACATTACCTTGATATGTTCAAAATTGTAATTAATAATTTCAGGATATGTTTCTGCAATATAAGAATAATTGTAGTTAGTATGACCGTAGATTTTCATATTTTCTACGCCTTCATACTTCTTCATTGCCGCACGGGTTTCTTTGATAGTTCCCCATTGAACGGGGCCTACTGGCTTATCTTCAAGAGTTCGCCAATCGGTTTTAGTTGTGGTAGGAATATATAAGGTAGGTTTGAATTCATGCTTTTCATCAAAGGGAAGTCCATCTTCGATTCCCCGCTCAAAAATGTAATTTCCGAGACATACTACATTAGTGTAAAATTTAGACATTTATTTTTTCGACTAAATAACGAAACCATTTTTGTAAGTGGTTTTTCCATTTACTACTAACGCAGTTGTTATTTTCCGTCTGTTTGTTCCGTCTTTTTTGTATGAACAATGTATCCACCCCGAATTTGGTTGACCTTTATGATAAAATTCCAGTATGATTTGATCCCAATCAAGATTTTTGGTAATCCATTTTGCAACTTCTGGATTAGCTGTTCCTAATTGTTCAAAATCAACTGCTTCACCATTACAATGCTGAGAGGTTTTGGACCCGCCGACTTTAGTGTTCAAAGTGGGTGATCTGTACCCGCTATTCACCGTAATGACACCAAAATGTTCTCTTACAGGTTGTAAAATTTCATGTGTTACTACTGTAAGACTGACTAGATGTTCTTTTGATGGTTCGTTTGATATTCCAAACCTTTCGGCAGTAGGACTTTTAGTCAATTCACTAAGCCAAAAATTCTTTGATATTCTCATAATATTTTTTATTTGTTAAGTTGTTTTATTTTAGGCATTGCGCGAGAACCAAACCAAAAACTAATGATAGCTGCAAATAATGCTTCGGTTTGTTCATCCCATATAACATCAAGGGTTGCGTTTAAATCTCCACCCTTGCTAATGGTATCCCATACTAATGTAATTTTAACACCTATAAATGTTAAGAAAAAAACATAAGTTATAAATGGTCTTACAAATGCTCGCAATGAATTTATAAATCCACCCTGTTTACCTAGTGCTATGTCATGTTCAATAAGGGATTTTTGTTCTTCTACGGCGGCTTTTGTTTCCATTAACTTTATGTCTAAGTCAACGCCTTTTTCTTTCGCCGCCAATTGGAGTTTAAACATCTCCACTTTGGATTTTTGATCTTCTTTTTCTTTGAACGCGTCTATTATGCTAGGTACTGCTGATCCAGCGAACCCTAATAGACTTCCCAAAATTGTAAGCATTATATCCTTTTATAATTATTCACTGCAACATTGTTCTTCTGTGCATTCACATGGATCACAAGTACAATTTTCATTTTTACAATGTTCGTTATTACACATTTTTTTCTCCTAATGTGAGTTTTTGTTTCTGTAATATATAGTGAACTAAAAAGCCCATCAGTAAAAAAATACTGATGGGCGCATCGAATTAGTTAATCGACTTGATTTTCTTATTTCCAATAGGAATTAAACGTGCTCGTTTTTCCTCTGGAATTACTTTCTCAAGTTCAACTGTTAACATTCCGTTGGTTAGGTCACAACCCTTTACAACAATGTCATCTGAAAGGGTGAAAGACCTTTCAAATGTTCTCTTAGCAATCCCACGATGAACATAATTAGCTTCATCATCTGTTGATTGCTTAGACCGAATTTCAAGAACGGTTTCTTTTAATTCGACTTCAAGGTCTTCTTCTGAAAGACCAGCAACGGCCATTTCAATGAAGTACTTGGTGTCTCCGTCTTTTCGAATGTTGTAGGGAGGATACCCTTGACTGTTTGAAACATGTTGCGTGGAATCTCCAAGCAAACGGTCAAACATTGAATCGAACCCTATAGAAAATCCTAGAGCTCTTTCTATATCCCCAAAATTTGTGGGCATATGTGATGCGCGAAATTGTACCATAATTCCTCCTTATAAAGCGAGGTTTATAAAATATCAGTTCTCATTCGCGGAGCAACTGATTATGAATGAGACCACCACAATGATGCATCTCAATCGCGCCAACCCTCTCCTTTTAGAAGATGTTGACAACGATGCCTTAAAACTATCCAAATTAATTCAGTAAACGAATCTGCTGTATAAGTGCCAGATTCTTTTACTACCAACTTAAATTTTGTTTTCATTTCGTTTTCTTCAATTTCCCAATTTTGTTTCATAATAATAAAAGAAAGGGGCGAGGACACCAAAGGTTAACCAACACCCCCTTCAATTTTATTTTCATAATATATAATTCACTAACTATATTATATCATAGTTTTTGAATTTGTCAAGACTCTTTTCAGTTTCTTTTATAGATGCCCCAAAGAACCCAGACGGCAATTAGACCCATGAGTCCTTCACCACCTAAGGTCTTAACAAGACCTAAAATAGACCCAACAATATCAAGTCCAATAAAAGGTACCGATGCTGAACCGGGCCATAGAATTTGTAAAACCACACCAAGTGCAATTAACGCAATTCCGGCTTCAGTAAGACTTCGCATCCAACCTACTGCTTTTTCTAACATATCTTCTCCGTTAAAATGAAGTTAAAACCAGATATGCATACACCACGTATTACACACCTGTTGAACCAAAACCACCTTCTCTATCTGTTTTTTGAGTAGGGGCTTCATCAGTCTCATCCAATGTATATTTTTCACATCGAACTAGTTCTCCTTGACATATTCTATCTCCATTAAAAATCTTCACAGGTACGTTACTAAGACTAGTAACCAGTGCAAAAATGGGATCGACATAATCGCTGTCAATAACACCTTCACAATTTGCGAGATAAACTCCCTGTTTAAATGCCAGACCGGACCTCGAATGTAATCGAATAGAAAATCCGACTGGAATATCTGCGATAAGTCCGGTAGGAATCAACATTCTTTCCATATTATTAAGTTGAACAAACGTTCTATTACTATTTATATCAAATGATACCCTTCTTGGTAGTTTTTTATTTTGTACGGCTCCATAATATTCTATATTCATATCAGGTAGTACATTTGCATATACATCAAAACATGCTGCTTCATTTGTTGCAAACGTGGGTAATTGTGCTCCTTCATTCAATTTAAAAAACTTTACCGACTCACAATGCATTGGAGATTTTGATAACGTGGTATTTGTATTATTGCTCGTCACCTTTTTGGTTTTCGCTTTGCTCATATTCTACTTTCTTATTTCCAATATTATATTTTGCAGTTAACATCCACTCATCTTTTTCTTTATATGAAAGGATTTTTAATTGATTTAGGGGTACAACTAATTCTGCGGATGCTTCTGAGGATACTAATGTTACTAACCCCCATTCAGCAAGTAAATTTGCTATAGTGTTTCTTCTCGCTTGATCATTCTCTGAAAAATTTGTTGGTTTACCATCAAGGGCAAACAATTCTTTAAAATGTACAATAAAGTACCTACCTTGTTTATGTAATATATGACAAGATTGGTATAATGTTTTATCTTTCCTAGATGCTACACCTATTCTAGTAAGTGTTTCTCTAATCTTTAAAAAGTCATCAGGTTCTGCTAATGTACATTCTATCATATCTTCAATGTTTATCATTTATTCTCCACTCCACCTTCTGTAAATTGATTTTTAATTTCTTCAATGTGTTTGTCAGAAAGTACTTCCAAAGCATCTTTTGCTTTTTCATTACCAAAACCAAAATACGTTTTGACTAATTCTAAATTTTCAATTTTATCTGGTTTTAACCATTTAGACCATCTGTTTCGTGGTCTGATATTATTTAGTAAATAGTCAAATTGGAGTCTTTTATCAAGGAAATGTAGCCTATTTACTTCATTTACTTGAAGAATTGTATCTTGAAAGAAGGATAATCCCCTATTAACAAGAAAAGGCATATAATCCTTCTCCGCAAAAGGGTCATTTTTCATGA